CTCTACTCTCAGGGTCGGTAGGCCACCAATGCGGCATCTTGTAGCCGAACTTGTCGTCGTCCACGGTAATCATCGGCATCCCGAAGTCCTCCGTCAGACAGGTTGCGGCATGAACATGGATGTACTCCCTGCCCTGCTGTTCTGCACCCTGTTCCACAACGCTGGTCTTGCCGCAACCGGGCTGACCAGTGATGTACACGGCCCTGTTGATCGTACCAAGGTTGACGAGTTCTCTAAGTATCTGTTCACTATGCATCGCAATCTCCTAGTAAGCTATCTGGCTCATCAGTGCAGGGTGATAATGCCCCACAGACCGGACGGCTAATCCGGTTTCGCCTTTCTCCTAGCCGCTTTAGGCTCTCTGCATCACAGCGTCACCTTGCCGCTGACTAACAGCTTGTGTGCTTGGCTCCAGCCGTAGTCGGTGTCGGCTAACTGCTCAATCTCTTGGAACAGGCTCACTGTCTGGAACTTGACAGTGTATTTGCTGTCATGGTGTTCCTCTTGTGTGGCAATATCCATCTCAGTAACTCTCGAACCCTTACGAAAGCAGGGTGCATCACTGGTAACAACCTTGAATGTGTATCCAAGGTCGTATTCACGTTTAGTGTCGTTCTCGACGGTGGCTCCGTCCTCTGGGATGAGTTTGATGTTATATCTATGGGTCATTTGGTAGCTCCTAGTTAGTTGGTGAAAAGTTTTGGGATTTGGTCGCTGGTCGAGCCGGGACTATGCAATTTCCGGCGAAAATTGTCAAGTTTGCTGGGCTGGGTATGAGGGGTGTAAGTTTGAGGGTATTAATTATCTGTTCTTCTATCTGTACTATCTGTTGGGGTGCTTAACTTGACGCTTCAACAGCTAGTATACAATTGTTTAATACCAATGGGTTAGGGGGTGCAGTATATAGATTATATAGATTATCCGTGTTTTGAAACTAATCAGTGCCACAATTTCATACATGTTTGTTGATGCCAAATTCGTAAAGTTATGATTTGGTAAAATTTGTGTGTGACTTTATCTATTTGAACAGATAACTTAGATAATTGATATAAAAGATTACTACCTAAACCCAGTTAATCCATGGTCAGTACCAAACTTGACAGTTAAAGTGTTAAGTTAAAACACCCCCTCCCCAACAGATATTACAGATAGTTGGCCGTAAAGTATCCTCCAACCTGTTGTAATATAACAAACTTATACATCTACTACTACCTACCGATTAATGGTTCAGGTCTATTACCAATGCCTTATCGACCCTCTTTAATGGCGCACTCTGACCTACCGATGAATGGTTCTATAATAAAAAGAAAAGAAAGAAGAGGAGAGGCTTGCGCCCCTCCAATCCTTCAGATGCGGTGCCAGTAGAACACCCAGTCTCCGTCTTTCCGGCACTTCCACAAGGTGTGGCCGGTGGGCAGCCTGCACACGAGGAGCCTACTCACTTGGCCACCTCGAGCTTGGTGCGGAGGGTGATGAGGGTGCTGATGTAAGCCTGCATCTCCCGTTTGAAGTCTTCGGAGCAATTCTCCTCAGCTTCGGTTTCTGCATCGGCGATCTCGCCGACAATGGTGTCGATGAGCAAGCAGCGCTCAATACTGTCTAGGTCTATGTGTGCCATGACGGCGCACCTCCTATGTAGGGGGGAGCCGAAGCTCCCCCCAGTGTGATAGGTATGAACCTACATCTGTTCGGGAGGCATTACACCATCGAACTGTAAGTCCATAATACGCTCGCCTGCACGGCGCAGGGACTCGAGCAGGTTGAAGCGTGTCCGTGCCTCAACCCAGTCGGGTCTATCGAACGTCTCAACGACGTCCTGTCGGGCGTCGAGGTCGTAGTATAAGATACGAAATGCCACTGCATTTCTCCTTTGAAAAAGGTTCCCCGGAGCGTTCTAGCTCCGGGGTTCCAGTTTAGTCCCTAGCCGACTACCTTCATGAAGGCCGCGAGTGCCGCGTCTTCACCCTTGTTGACAGGCCTTGGAGCCGCCTTAGGCTTCGCGCCTTCAACCGGTCGAACACCGATTGAGACGTTGCCACGCTTCGACAACCAGCACTCGAGGCCAGCCGCTTCCGCCGTGGTCACCATGGCCAAGACTTCAGCCGGTGTCCGAGACACGAACTCGTGTTCGTCACCAACGAAGCAAGGGCTTCCGGGGTAAACCGGCAGCTTCAATTTGGTGGCGTAGGCTACCAGCCCACGTACCGCTGCGAAGCCTTCCTCACTCGTCTCGATTGGGACGCCTTGCTTTGCGACAGTTAACCGGGCCGAGCTTGCTCCCATCAACGTACCAGTTTTTGAGGCCGGATTGTGGATGGTCGTGTGAGGTTTAATAAACATATTGAAATGTCCTTTCAGGGACTAAGGCCGTACCGCCGCCGCAATCGGAGGCGGCTTAGGCCTAATCTTTTCTTTCGCGCCCTAAACCAGTGTCTTGCGGGGCAAGGAAGTCTGCCGTTAGGCCTAGATTACTTCCGACCGTAGTTTTCTAAGGGTCAGCGTCTACCGGGGAAGGCTCGCCTTCTTGAAGTTCCCGTCTCTCCGCGGTGTGTGGTCCGTTTCGATGATTGAATTAAAGCATTATCCGGCGAAAAACACAAGTTTGGCTGGTTTCCGTGCGCTTGCCAAGCCATTGAAAGCATTGAAACATTCGCGCTGGCGGGGCGCGTCGAGGCTCGACGGGGGGCACTTGGCCAGTCAAAAACTTTGTACCCCCCATAATACTAAACCTCTCTCAACAAACCCCAAAAAATAGTATATGTAAAGTTACACGTTTTGTTCTTATTCCACCCCAACCCTTGACTTTTCACTGCGCATCCGCCTATCCTTCGGTACTAAGATTTTGCAAAATCTTGTTTTGTCCGCGAGGACAATTCTTTAACTGGAGTATTTCACTATGGGCGCTAATGCCACAAATGCAGAAATCGTTACCCTCGATGTAGTTGAGACCTTCAAGGTTGCTGGAACAGCCGTCAACGCCACTGCCGCTGAACTCAATATGGCGGCTGACAGCTCAGCCAATATGGAGGTTGTAACCACGACCAATGTCATTACGGCGGCTGAGAGCGGTAAGACCTTTATCCTGACTAACACAAGTGCGTTCGTCTCGACTCTACCCGCTGCTGCCGCTGGTCTGCGCTATCGGTTCATTGCTGGTGTGGGCCAGGTCACAGGCGGTAACCATACCATCGTCTGCACAAACAATGACAACACCATGTTCGGCTCTGTTACTGTGGCTGGCGTTGTGGTTGCGGGAACTGTCGAGGGCAGCATAAACTTCGTTGCTGACACAATGCTCCCCGGTGATTGGTGTGAGGTGTTCAATGACGGAACTAATTGGTACATCTCGGGGCAAGCCACCGCGAGTGGTGCGATTACGCTCACCACCTAACACTTGACATGAGTGTCAACTAAGAGCTAGGCTCTCCGACCATGGACAACTTGCCTCTCAAGTACCATCCATGGTCGGACCGTCTGGCGATGGATATTGCCCTCACCCTTGAGGGTTCGGGGGAGACACTGCCGGAAATTATGAAGCGTCACTCCATAACTATGGATGACGTGGGGCGCTTCAACGCAGACAGCGTGTTCCTCAAAAAAGTTCACCACCTCCGCGACGAGATCAGAGAGAAGGGGATGACGTTCCGCCTGAAAGCGAAAGCGCAGGCGGAGGAACTCCTCACAACAAGTTGGACGCTGATCCACAGTGCGGATGTAAGTGCCTCCGTAAAGGCGGACCTCATTAAGTCCACCGTCAAGTGGGGTGGGCTTGAGCCACAGAAAGACTCCGTCATAGAGGGTGGTGTCGTGGGTGGCGTAACCATACAGATAAATCTGCCAACGGCGGAGGCAAAGGTGCCGCAGGTCAAGACCATTGACCATGAGAGTGTTTAAGACATTCGCAGAGGCGCAGGTGTTCACTGCACAACTTGTTGAAGCGGGGGTTTCATTCACGACGAAGATTGTTACATTCCGCAAGCGGCTCAGAAAGCCGATGGAGATACAGGTGAAGATGTATGGCGTATGAGATAGACTACACCCCCACCAAGGTGTGCGGGCAGTTCATGGCAGACGACGCTAAGATGCGTGTGCTGATGGGGCCGGTCGGTAGCGGCAAGAGTGTGACTTCAACCTTTGAAGTCATACGCAGAGCAGGGGAGCAAGAGCCAAATGAGCAAGGCATCCGCAAGTCAAGGGCGGCGGTTGTCCGCGAAACTGCCCGACAACTCATGGATACTACAATCAAAACGTTCCTCGATTGGTTCCCACCGGGGGTATGCGGGCGTTACATGCGAACCACAAAGACCTACTTTTTTGAGGTGGGCGACATTGAATGTGAAATTATGTTCCGCGCTCTTGATGATGCGGACGATGTGGCCAACCTTAATTCACTTGAGCTAACATTCGCGTGGTTCAACGAGTGTCAGGATATTCACCCCGACATCATAGACGCCATGTCCAAGCGCGTTGGGCGTTATCCATCCAAGAAGGACGGTGGCCCGACGTGGTGGGGGATGTGGGGGGACACCAACCCGCCGACGATGGATACTTGGTGGTATTACCAGATGGAACACCTTGATCCGGATGACGGGGTCAGCGCCAACGACAACGGGTGGGGGGTGTACAAGCAGCCCAGCGGGCGCAGTCCCCAAGCGGAGAACATAGAGAACTTAGTGGAGGGATATTATGATACCCAAGGGCGCTCCGAGGAATACATACGAACGTTCATTGATGGGGAGTACGGGCTTAGCAGTCACGGTCAGCCTGTTTATAAGTATTTTCGCCCTGATTATCATATGGCTACCGAGCGTATGGAGCCTATTGTTAACGGCGTTCGCCCCCTTGTCATCGGCATGGACTTGGGCCTCACGCCCGCTGCGGTCATTGGCCAGAGCGACCCACGGGGGCGGGCGCTGATATATGACGAAGCTGTGTCGTTTGACATGGGGGTGCAACGTTTCGCCCGGACGGTGCTGAAGCCGCTGCTGTTCGAGAGGTTCTCCGGAGCGAACTCCATTATCATCGTTGACCCTGCTGGCGTTCAGCGGG